TTTAAAGAATACCTTAAAGGTTATGTTTCCTATTTTAGGGGGGCTCCCCAAATTGCCTTCCCCCGCGAAAAATATCATTTGGTCCGTTGTCCCATGTCGACCTTCCAGCAAAAGGTCTATCGGCTAACTTTGGGAACGGAACCTAAGTTTCCCTTTGACTATCTAAATGTTAGAATAAGTAACAATTTTTACATCAGCTCCCGTATGGTCTCCAACATTGTCTTTCCGAACGGACGTCTGGGGAGGGCCGGTTTCGAAAGCCTGCAGGAAAAGGACCTGGAGCCCGATAGGCTGGAACGTTATTCCCCCAAATTTTTGGCGGCCCTACGACGCATCCGGAGGACCACGGGGACAGTTTTTGTCTACTCCAACTTCCGCGAATATGCGGGCATCCGTGCATTCGCACGAATATTAGAACATTATGGCTACCGTAACTATGAATTCCACGGACCGGGAAAACGACGCTTTGCCGTCTGGACGGGAGGACAGCGTACCGAACTACGCGATGAGATCAAAACCGTCTTTAATGACATACGTAACCAGGACGGCTCCCTGATCAAAATCGTTTGTGGTTCGAGCGCCCTTTCGGAGGGTGTTAGCTTTTTACGCGTCCAACAGATCCACATACTGGAACCCTACTGGAACTTTTCGTTGATCGAACAAGTGGTCGGCCGTGGGGTCCGCCATTGTTCCCATCGTGATGTACCACCCGACAAAAGGCTTGTCAAGGTATACATCTATCTGGCCACCCTTAAAAATGGTGTTTCCATAGACCAAAAAATAATGCGGATGGCCCTGAAAAAGAAAGTGCTCAACCTGCAGTTCGAACGGGCCATCAAGGAGACGGCCATCGACTGTCGACTTTTTTATCATGCCAACGTTTATAAAGGTGAACCAGAACTGAACTGTTCTTGAGGCATTTGAGGTTCATAGTCATAGTTGGTATCGAATAGGACGTCCAGGATACGTGTATAAAAACAGAAATTTTTGGGAATATTAAGACTATGATGTACATTATGGTGCCAGGAGGAAACGAACCATCTTGAAGTTTTTGAGGGAAGCCAGGGTATTTCATACCCACTATGTAGGTAGGCCCCATAGATGAGATGGACGAACCCATACCAACCATAAAGAGTTACATCCCAAACAGGAATAATTAAAGGTATCCAGAAGAGCGGGCTCGATTTGAAAAACATGTCCACCGGATGGTCACAGAGTACGGTGAAGGGGGTCGGATTACTATAAAGATGATGAAAACGATGGAACCTCCAGAGTATTTGCCAATGATGGCACATTTTATGGTACCACCATTGGTAAACTTCGGTAATGGCCCAGACCCAAAAAGAATACTCCAAATGTTCCCCAAAACTTAATTGATCGTAACGGGTGGTCATACGACTCCACCCATGTTGGTAGCACCAAATATTAAGTGTAATGCTTAGTGAGGCAGCCAGACAGCTAACTGTTCCATGATAAATTTCACCCCAAAGAGTGCGCCTATCAGGCATCCGGAGCTGTGTCCGATAGATACGCCATCGATCGTCCAGGGTCAAAATTAGGTACAAAATACCACATATCAGATAGTACCAAAATATAGAAACTAGAGCGGCCATACCAAAAATGTAAAAAATATTTTTACCATTCAAAATTTCGACTAACATTTTTATAATCTATCAATAATGGGCAAAAATATTAAATATTAAAAAATTCATTTTTTCAAATATGATTTTTGGAGCACTTCATCAAAGTATCGGACCTCCAGGGCAGCATGTTGGTCTATAAAATAGGGTGTTAGAACATTTTTGATATCTCGTGAGTCCATCTGCCGGCTGATGGACCCTAAATATTCCGCTAGTTGGACACCATATTGGTGCAATAATTCGGCCGTAGGCCGCCCTTCTTCGAGAGAACTATATTTTGGATCCTTCAGAAATATCCATGTTTGGAGATTTTGATGTACTTTTTTTCCCAGGTTCTCCGGGTCCAAATACTGAACGATGGCGGCCGTTTCGGTCCGATTATGCTTGAGGATATATTTAAGCTGCTCCTCAGGATCATATGGTCCAAAAATAATCTGTTTAAAATAGCATGTTTCCTCCAAAATATGTTCTATCATGGAAGGATAAATCCAGCCGGTCCATTCTGTTTTTGTCCTATCAAGGATCCCACGGTTGAGCTGGATTGTTTCCTCTAAAATTTTATTGAACCTCTCCAGACCGTCCAATTGGTTCACTAGTTCTTCGGCGGAAATATTCTCAGTGTCTATATTAGATAATTTTTTATTATAATTTTTCCAGGTTTGGCAAATTTCATCAATTTTTTGGGAGGAAACTTTGACCCCCAATCGATAGAGTTCTGCATGGTCTAGCATGCGTGCGGTCCAAAACTGTACATTATATCCTAGGGGCAATGGACTTGCATTGACGATCACCATATAGTCTAACTATATTTTAAAAATTGAAATTCAAGTACTTTATTTATATATTTTTAAGTCGGAACTATTAATATGGAACTAAGTATTGACATCCGAATGCTAGTTATAGCAGACCAACCGGATAATTTACATACATTCACCAAAATTCTTCTTCCTAAAGAAAAAATAGAAACAATACCTAAAGATCGTAATCTAATCATTATGGAGGTAGATTTAAAAAATTTGGTCAAAATATCCGAAAAAATTATCAATTATGCTAAAAAATATAACAAACAACAGGATGAGAATTATCTCTTTTGTACAGAACGAATTAATGGGTTGTCCTTTGATAATAAAGTGATTAATCCAAATATATTACTTACATTTTGCCTGCTCAAAAATTCGGATAAATGTTCCCATTGGACTAAATGGGTCCAATGGGCCAATATTCTGCTCTATTTGACGGACAATCCACAAACATTTTCATCATTCCAGGCGCTAGGGGTGCCTAAAATCATCATTATGGGTTCCCCAACGGAAGCGTCCTATTTTTCCAAAATGGAAAATGTATGGCCAGTTTTTATGCCGCTTAAAGAAACATTAGAGGCACGTCTGCGGTACAATCATGCGGAAAATAATAATATGTTGGCCGGATTTTTGAACTTTCGGGAAATCCTGCAGAATATTATAATGGGAAAAGATCTTTCTATAATGGAAAGGAACTTTGAGCATGATCTTAAATTTTTGCAGGATCCACGACTCCTGATGAACCGGGCTGGGCGTCTCTCCAAAATTTTGGGGAACAAAAAATATTATGATCAGATTTATGAAACCATCCAAAAAAATTATGGAGAATATGATTTCATTACATTGGCAAAATGTTATAATTGTATGGTTAAGAATACCAACCAGTTCGACTCCCGGTTTCCCGTCCTACAATTGGTACAGGAGCTCCATGCGAAAATAGAAGGGTTGGTGGATAGTATAGACGGCCAGGAACTGCCACCCTACCAGGCGGTTCTGGGATTGTTAGTATTGTTCGAGCTCGAAAAGCCCCAGGAAACATCCTGGAACCTTCAATTGGTTGAAAAATATCTTAGAGGATTAGGACGTTCTAATGAATGGGACTATTTTTTTAAACCGGAAAATTATTGCCAATTGGTAAAATTATTCCAATTTTTGCACAATTATTTGTCAGAAAAAAAGTTAGGAAATCTCTTTTGGCCGATCCTAATAGCCCGTTTTCGAATGGTCGAAAGATGTATTAGTTCACCCGAGGACTACCAACAGGACCAGATGGATTTGATCTACTACTATTGTCTCCTTTTAAAATACTATTTAGCGTCCCATCATTATGAATATTATGAGATACTAACCTATTTCCTTAGCGATCTGCTCCAAAGGGCCTCCGACGAACTGGCGGACAGAAGTCTTGATTTACTCGAGAAAAATTATGAATGGTTTGTTAATCCCAATAATGATTTAATCTCCTTGGAAATATGTTTTCTGGAGCTCAATAATAACCCTATGTGAAAAGGAATACTTATAGTATGATAAATTATCATCCTATAAGGTATAGATGGAGAACCGTTGCGGTCCTGGAGAAATCTTAAGAAAAGGCTATTATCGTAAACCCTATTTTCGTGGCACAACCTATGTCCACGGTACCTACGTTCCCCCTAGCTGTATCCCCGATCGAGGGCAACCCGGCCGGGGACCTGAGATCCTGCCCAAACCTGATAAACGTTTCCATTTAAGTAGTTTTGGCTATAATATTCATCTGAACCGTCAAAAAAGATGGGAAGCTTTAAAAGAAGCCTCCCAAAGATTGGGGAATCCTAAACCTGTACTACAGAGGCTTAACCTGATCCGTAACCTTCAAGGGGATCCAAAAGTTCGTAAAATATTTGATACCGATGTAGAATTTATGAAACGTTTCTATCGTGCCTTTAAGTACAAACATCAACGGGGCGGGAACCCCGAAGAAGGCTACGAAGGTTCCGAAGGTCCCGAAGGCCCCGAAGGCCCCAAAGGCCACAAAGGCCACAAAGGCCACAAAGGCCACGAAGGTCCCCTAATAAAGTACAGCGAAGGATATTATCAGAAGAGAAAATTTTGTAAAAATGGTGTTTGTCATACCTATGAGATCCATCTATTGGACATGCATGATCGGGATGCTTTGGCACAATTAGAATCATTGAGGACGGGAAAACAGGATCTGGAAGCAGCATCACAGATGATCCAGGAAAATCTGGGCAGAATAATGGGCTTTAGTGTGGACGGCCATTTTGAAGGATATGCCCAGATGAAACCCGTAGACGATGGGGTAGAAATTGTCCAATATTATGTCCCCCGTGATGCACATATTTTTTACCATATGTTGGAATTCTATTTCCAAATGAAAGGATATCGTCATGTAAAGATCCCTGCACCTAAAAGTGAGAGTGCACACAAATTTTGGTATTCATTAGGATTTTCTTTTAACCATAAAAATTATTTTGAAAAATCATTTTCGGAAGCAAAATAACGATCCTTAAACCGTGCATTGTTTTTAAGCTCAAGTATCAGATCCTTCATGGGCGAAATGGTCATGATTTTGGGAATTTTAACACATGCCGGACCAATACTTACCATATCACTATCCTGGACATATTTGTGTGATTGTTCAAGAATATCATGGGACTCTCGTTCTCCCAGATGTTCTACCATATAAAAACGGGCAATTTCAAGGAATTCTGTTTGGACAGTTATACCATAAAAATATCCGGGTACCATTTTGGTAGTATGCCGATAGACACAACATTGTTCGGGATTGGTGAGAAGGCGATAGGCATAGATACCATTCTGGCCGGGGTCCGTAATCTGGGAAACATCTGGAATTTCAAAAAATTTCAATGTTTCCAATGTTTGGCTTCCATATTGTTCCTGGATATAATTTTGGACAGCCTTATCTAATGTTTGACGGGCTATGAGAATACCCTTTGCATGGTCCACAATTTGGACGGTTAAAATTTTTCTCTGTTCATTGAAAACAATTCTAATAATAAAATACATGCTATTAATAAAATGGCAGAAAATATTTATAGACCATTCAATAATCTCTCCATGTTTTCTGCCATCTGGTCATATTTGAAATAGATAGCATAAATTTTATAATTGCCCAATGGATACATCATAATCCGTTCTATTTCCGGGACTAGTTTAAAATTTGTCTGGTTATTTTTAATCCAGAATACATCCATCCTGATATAAATCTTAAATTGCCCTAGATCAATGATGAAGATCTCCTGGGTGGAGGATAATGGATATTTTTGAAGAATTTTGATTAGACGGTTAACAATATAGGAAATGACCTCCTGATAATTCTTGCAGGAGGCCATAATAGGACGTCCATAAAAGATGATAGGACCCTCTATATAAAGATATTCTGTCCAATTTGCGAAATTTCCAAAATAGTGATAATCGGGAAGTATATATTCCATCTATTCTACTATTTTTAGTATATCCAAAATAATATTCATTTTTCAATTTTATTAATTTTGATAATTTTTAAAATTAGATCCATTTTTTTAACAAGATTATGTAATTTTTGGACCAACTTATTATTCTGGACCACAATATAATAGTTTTGATCCAAAATATCCCGGAGTACTTCTATAAATTCTTGGTCTATCTGATGGACAGAATAATTAAGTGTAATCTTTTTAGGTATATATATTATGGCAAAATAATTTTTAACCATTGTAATAATAGCAAATTTATTAATGTAAAACACTTTGACTAATTTTTGTCTGCAAATAGGACAGCATATATGGTTACTATGTTTGACCATTTTTTGGTAACAAAAATTACAAAGAGGATGGGCACATTTCCAATAAGGTATTTCACCATATTCCAAACAAACAGCACAAGGTTCCTGCAAACTTAATCTATAACGTTCAGCCGACTTTTGCCGACCCTCAATCTCTCGGATGGTTTGGGATCCTATAAACTCTACCAAATATTGATAGGTGATATCATCTTTACTTTTGATATGGATACGTTTTTTAACCTGGGATTTTAAAAGTAGTTTGGGCAGATTATCAAATCTTATGGTTTGCATATTATATTATACCTGACAAAAAGTAAAAGAATGTTACCTTCAAATTTTAAAATTGAAATATTCAAAATATTTGGACCATAAGCTCATTAATCCTTTATGACATCTAAGAAGCCCGATACACATGAAGATCAACGGCCTAAAACCGGAGGACAAGAAGGATCCTCTATCAAAGGACCCGTCTTTAGGCTGGTTAAATGGACCATTCTGGGCATCCGGACCATAGAACATGACGTATCCAGATTCTGTTATTATTGCCATGGAAACTTGCATGAATATTGTTATTATTGTCATAAACAAGGTCTTTATTTTGGCTGTACCATCAAAATAGAAGAGGGGAACGGCTATCATTTACATTGTCATAAAGAAAATAAAACTAAAATAGTATAATATGGAAAATATTGGAATCCATCCTAAATTTTGGGGACCGTCCGCCTGGACATTTTTACATGCAATTACATTTGCCTATCCTAAGAATCCCACCGAGGAAGATAAACTCAACTATTTTATTTTTTTTAAACTTCTTGCCGAGGTACTACCCTGTAATACCTGCCGGCAATCCTATGGCCAATATCTACAGGACCCGGAGACCCGACTAGATATGCATGCTCTATCAGGACGCGCAGAACTGGCACAATGGCTCTATAGGCTGCACCAAAAGATCAACCAAAAATTAGGTCAGGATTATGCTTTAGAATACAAAGATCTGGTCCAAAAATATGAAAGTTTTCGCGGACGATTGGACTGTCGCCAACTATATAGTCCACGTGAAGTTGCCATTATTATGCCCGAGCGGATCCATATCTTCCGTGAATATGCCCGGATTATAGGACTGGACGATCTTTATTGCCGTTACTATGACAGGGTCCAAAATTGGAGCGTCCAAAAAATACGCCATCATAGATCCTGGAAATATCGTAATAAAGTTTGTCATCGGATCATTAAATATATGCACATATATCATATTCCATCACGAGAACAAGGAGTACCAACCTCCTATGAACTATTATTATTATTACATCTGGCCACTAATATGTGCCAGGAGGAGTTCGAAGATGCGTTAAAGAATGTTATAGAAATTATCCAAAAGTATTAGGTCATATATGATACCACGAAATAAACACTTGAAAAAGCCCAAAAATTATGATCTGGACAAACTTTATCGAAAGTATAGTCTCATAGAGTTTAACTTTGAAAATCTCCTCTTTGCCCATAAAATGGGCAAATCAGTAAGTTTGACCCATTATAATATCAAAGGTAATATGTATTATGGTATTATTGTGATTAATAATGCATCCTTTAAACAATTAGATACCATTTATGATCTGGTCACATTGGAAATAGAATTTCAAGAACGCCAAAAAAAAATGGGTCAAGAAATACCCCGAATGATGCTACACGCTAAATCCAAAGGTTTGCAGGATCCCAATGCTCCTAAATATTGGTCCAAATTTTTGAGGGATCTTTCGAAAAACTATCGAATTTTAAAACTCGATTATTCTTATTTTGAATTCCATTTCCACAGTACAGAGATGGTGGTTAAAGATGCACAGATCTATCAGTTCGGCCGGCCAAAAGATCTTGGCTATTATCTGGTCATGGGTATCATCATACTTAAAAGTAATTTACGCCGCGAGATCAACCCATTCTATGGGATGCAGAATCTGTCGGAAATACCCCAGATTCTAGGAACCAACGGCCAAAAGCCGGAGACCAACGGCCAAAAGCCGGAGACCAACGGCCAAAAGCCGGAGACCAACGGCCAAAAGCCGGAGACCAACGG